GCTTGACACGCCGCCTAGCTGTAAGCGGTTTTGCAAGCTGGCCAGCAGTTTGCGCCCTTTGGGCAACAACGCTTTGGCAGCGGCTTTGTCACCGTGCAGCTGCACTTGGGCAATGTGGGGAGGTTGTGGCTTAAACATGCCGCAAGGGTTTGTCCCCGAACGGCAGGGGGCAAGGGATGAAACGATTTTATTGCTGGAAACCCTTCCTCGTTTTACACTAAGTGTAAATTGCTAAAGGCAAAGAGCCGCATGAAAATCCGTTACGAGGATGCCAAGCTGGAACGTTTGGCGAATGACCCCACCTTTAGCAATGGTTTAAGCGATGCTTTGGTGAAGGCTTATCGCAAGCGAATACAACAGATTAACGACGCGCAGGATGAGCGCGACTTTTACAAATGGCCTTCCCTGCACTATGAAAAACTCAAAGGCGACCGCCAAGGGCAGCGCTCCATGAGGCTTAACAAACAGTGGCGCTTGATACTGCGGGTTGAACAGGACGAAGACGGCCTGTACACGGCGATTGTCGAAATTGTGGACTACCACTGATTAGGAGAACACCGATGAATGAGTTGGCCGAAGTGTTCCCGCCGGGGGAGTTTTTAAAAGACGAACTGGACGAGTGCGGCTTGACGCAGCGCGAATTAGCGGAAATTATTGGTCGCCCTCCACGGCTGGTTAACGAAATTATTAAGGGGAAAAAGCAAATTACCCCGCAAACGGCCATACAGTTAGAGCAAGCCTTGGGCGTTCCTGCTGAAAATTGGCTGCGCTTGCAAAACCAGTATCAGCTTTTTAAGGCGCGACTTGTTGAAGATAACGCCATTGCTCGCCGCAGAAAGTTAAAAGAGCGTTTCCAACTGCCTAAGTTGATTAAGCAAGGCTGGATAGTCGTAAGCGAAAGGCTCGATGTTCTTGAACAACGGATACGCGACCTATTTTGCATTACCTCGCTGGACGCGCCTCTTGTCTTTGCGCACGCGCCACGCAAAACGGCCAAAACGTCAGAACCCGACTTGCTGCAACTGGCTTGGCTTTGCCGGTGCAGACAGCTTGCGCAGCAGATGAAAGTCCCCAAGTACTCGCCTGCAAAACTGCAAAAGGCGCTGGGCGAACTGTCAACGCTAAGGGAAAACCCACAAGACATTAGTCGTGTTCCTGCTATTTTGGCCGATTGTGGGGTTCGCTACGTAGTGGTTAAACCTATTGAAGGCAGTAAAATAGACGGCGCTTGCTTTTGGTTAGGCGAAGAACAAGAGCAGCCGGTGGTTGCGATGACGTTAAGGCTTGGCCGTATTGATAACTTCTGGTTTGTGTTAAGGCATGAGCTTGAGCATGTTTTGCGAGGACATGGAAAAGAAGCGGGCTATCTGCTCGACCAAGACGCAGGAGCGGCTACCGCTGCCGACGACCCGATTGAAACCGTAGCCAACGCAGCCGCTGCTGATTTTTGCTTAAACCAGCAGGCTCTGGATAGCTATATTGCCGCACAGGGTGCAAGCTGGCGTGAAGCCTCTATTTTGCAGTTAGCGCGAGAGCAGAGAGTACACCCAGGGCTTGTTGTTGGGCAGCTTCAATGGCGACGAAAGCAGTATTCTTTTTTAAAGAAGCACTTGCTGTCTATCAGAGAAATCATAACGACCACCGCCTGTACCGATGGTTGGTAGTACGACCAGCATCTACCCCGCCAGCGCTATCCCGTAGCCAATGTCGAAGGTATCGGTATCGTGCAGTTCGCGCGGGGCGGCGAAGCGGGCGGCGCTGATGAGCAGGCCGTCGGCGCTGCCTTTGGCGCTGGCTGATAATAAGGCCGCGCCTTCGACCTTGACCGGCGTGGCCGTGCTGGTGGTGAAGGTAAAGCGCGATTTATTGGCGAAGTTGTCCACGCGCAGATTGGCGGCAGTGGCTTTTTCCCACTTGACCCGTGCGCTTTCGATATAGCCGTCGGTGGCTGAGGTGATTTCGCTGGCGGTGGCGGCAAAGTTCGCGGCATTCCAGCCCTGCTGCGGGGTCACTGCGCCGGAAAACAAGGCGATATAAAAATCAGTCGGCCTTGTGGCTTGGTGAAAGGCGGCGTTCAGTAAATAGTACAGCCCTTCTTCGGTGACAAGGTTCGGGTCTTCTTGCCAGTCTTTGCCGTTAATACCGTGGATATAAAGGCCAGAGGCGACAATGTTTGCGCCTTTTATCAGCAGGCCGTGGCCGGTTTTTTCGGTGCCGTGTTTGACGATACAGCGGGCAAGTTCGGGGTAGTGTTTGGCGGCAATGGTCATGCGGGTAGTCCTTTGGGTTTAAGTGGTTAGGGCATAAAGTCGGCGGTTATCCACCGCCAAGCTGCCGGACAGGCCAGCGGTGGTTAAACGAATGCGCGGGGCTTGCGGCTGCTGGCATTGCCCGCTGGGCAGGCCAATCACAACGCCGTTTTCAGCCAGCCAGACGGCAACCGGTACGTCGGGGAGTTCTTCAAATAGATTGCCCGCCAGCACGGCAAAGCAGCCTTCCGGCGGCGGTGGTGCGGCTAAGGGTTTTAGGCGCAGTGCGCCCTCATCCGTGCCTTCGATAAAGTAGCTGCGGGTACGGTCGGCCAAGTACAGGCCGTCTTCCACGGCGCAGAGCAGGGTCACGGGTGATGGAAGGCGGATATGGTTGTGGCGCAAGTCGGCAAGGTTGGGGCGCAGCGGCTCGCTGTAGTACAGGTGCAAGCCCGCCGCGCTAAACAACCGCCCGCCGTGCGCGGCCATAAACCGCCCCGCCGGTAAAGGTTCGAGAAAGCGCGAGGCGGGCGGTTGGCCGCGTTTGCCTGCCCCGATGAAATAAGGCAAGCCGCAGGGCACATCGGCGACAAACCAAGGCTCTGCGCCGCTGGCTTCGGTCATAAACAGTCGCGCAAGGCCGCTGCCATTGACCGTGACCTGCACCCCGCCGCCTTCGGGTACGTTCAGCAGGTTAAGCGCCGAAGTCGGCATTTCTTCCCCGTCCCTCAACAGGGCGGCGCAAACGCCGTAGCGGCCTTGGGTTAATCCGCCACTAACCGTGACCACGGCGCTTAGCGCCGGTGCGGGCAACGCGGCAGGGATGAGATTATCGCCCTGCATCTGATAGAGCGTGCCGCCGCGCCTGCCGACATAACGCCGGCCGGCAAATTCAGCAAAGCCCGCTTCGCCGCTGCCGTCCAGTAGCCCTACCGGTTGTAGGGTTTTGCCGTCGATACGGTTAAGGGTATTGCCAGTAAGGGCGACGCTTTGCCCACCCGATGCCGTCCACAGCGCGGTTAAACCGGCAGCGGCGATGGAAAGTTCAGGATGCGCCGCACTGTGCACGCGCCCGCCGTCTTCAATCAGTACGTCTTGCGCAGCCGAAAGCGCCGCCGGATTTAAGCGGCGCGGGTCGTTTCGGTTATCAAGGCCAAGCGGCCATTGTCCAAAGGCAAGTTCCATAACGCCAAGGCTTTGTCCCTAAACGGGGCAAGGCAAGCGCTATCCGTTAAAAAGCACAAAAAAATCTTGCATGCCCCGTTCGGGGACATAAACAGGCGGTACTGAAAAAGCGAAACCCAAGCCGTTAGCGCAGCTTGGGTCTCTTGAAATCCCTTGATACCGGCAAGGAATTGCAATGAATGATAAACCGATTTTGTTAAAGGTCAAAGACTGGCTGGAGCTAACGATGAGCGCAACGCCTTGGTTAAATTTTTGTATCGGCGCAAGCGTATTGATTTTGGCCGTAGCCAAGGCGCTGCATTGGTTGTTGCCTTTTTGGTTGCCCTGAAAAACCTTGCACCGAGCGTTTCAGGGACAAAACCTGATACCCATTGCCTTATCCGGCTCGCTCGCTGAGTACAGCGTTTCCGCTTGGCCGCCAGCGTTAAAGGCGGGGCGCTTTCGGGTGCGCCTTAGCAAAACCTGTTGCCGCCGTGGCAGGCGTTAAAGGCCAGCGTTCTCGCCTCGCTTAAATCGGCGTGTTTCCGCTTACCGGTGGCGATACAACGGGATGAAACCTTTTTATCGACTTCTTATCCTTTAGGAGAAAGCCACTATGGCGATGACTAACTTTGCCGCGCTGAAAGAAGCGCAGGTGCAGGTCTGGAGCCGCGACATCTGGAAAGCGTTGCGCGATAACCAGTTCACCGCACGCTTTACCGGCAGCGGCGATACCGCAATGATACAGCGCATTACCGCGCTCACCCGCGAAACCAAAGGCGACCGCGCGGTTATCCAATTGGTCGCTGACCTCGTGCGCGACGGCGTGACCGGTGACAATCAGCGCGAAGGCTTTGAAGAAGCCATGCAAAACCACGCGCAAGAGATTGTTATTGACAGCCTCTCGCACTCGGTGATTAGCCAAGGCGCACTGTCTGAACAAAAGACCGTGGTGAATTTCCGCCAGCAGGCGAAAAACAATCTCACCTACTGGTTGGCTGACCGCTATGACCAATTGGCGCTACTGACCTTGTCCGGCATTGGCTACCACATGAACTTGGACGGCTCGCTGCGCACTGACCCGGCCTTTACCGCGCTTGCGTTTGCAGGCCAAGTGTCTGCGCCTTCGGATAAGCGCCATCTGCGCTGGGACGGCAACCAGATGCAAGCCGGTAGTACGGCGGCCATCACGCCGACCGATATTCCCAACTACCGGATGATTGTCGATGCGGTCGCTTACGCCAAGACGCATTACATCAAGCCGCTGCGCAAAGGCGGTAAGGAGTTTTACGTGCTGCTGGTTCAGCCGGGCACGCTCGCGCAGCTTAAAAAAGACAAAGACTATATCCTCGCGGTAACCGGCGGGGCAGCGGCTAAGGAAGGCTTTAACTCGCCGTTCTTTACCGGCGGCATTGTCACGGTGGACGGCGCGGTTATCCATGAAGACCGCCGTGTGTTCGGCACGCAAGGCGCACCTTCCGGCGAAAAATGGGGCGGTGCGGGCGATGTCAACGGCACGCGCACGCTGCTGTGCGGCGCTCAAGCGCTGGCTACGGTGGATTTGACCGCGCCAACTTGGGTGGAAAAACGCTTTGACTACGACAATCGCGGCGGTATCTGCGTGGGCAAGCAGTTTGGCTTCTTAAAACCCAAGTTCCATTCCCTCTACGACAAGAGCGTGCAGGACTTTGGCGGCGCAGCCGTAAGCGCTTGTCACCGACTGGCTGGGCGACCGGCCAGTGCCTTTTTAAGCAGGAGAAATCCCATGAGTTTACAAACCAACGAACGCCACGGCTTGACGGCGGTGGATGTGTTTTTTGATTACAAGGATGTGGGTGCTGGCGGCGTGCTGGATGGCGTGGAGATACCCGCAGGCAGCGTGATTTTAGGCGGCTTTGTCGTCGTGGAGGAAGCCTTTGGCGGGGGTTCCCCCGAATTGAGTATCGGCAGTCACGGGCATGCGTTTCGCTATCTGTTCTCACAGAGCCTGCACAATGAAGGCAAATTGGACTTGGTTATCCCCGGCTACCTCACCCCCAAAACCGAACGGTTAAGGCTGACGTTCTCCGAGGGTACCTACATCAAAGGCAAAGCCCGCCTGCACCTGTGGTACACGCAAGTCAACCGCGCGGACTTTACCCAAGGGCTGTAACGCCAAAAAGACAAAACCCCGCTTGCTGCAAACAGGCGGGGTTTTAAAATTCACCCTGAAGGAGAGGTGCGATTGCCGTTTTGTTTTATTGGTGGATGGCTTGTGTCAGTTGTTGTAACGCAATACCCAAGGCTCTGTCATCAAATAACCGGTCTTTACGACCCGCTGTACCAGCACCCCCAGGCCATCGGCGCAGCCCCTCGCGTAGCGCCGATATTTGTGGTGAGACCTTGTGTCGACTTAACAGCCAGTCCACGCTTGCCAGCAACTCCAGCCCGTAAGGTGACTCGAACCCGTCAATCAAGCGGGTGGTAGTTTCCAGTACCGGAATGTAGTCTTTAGCTTCGCTATGCAGCCAAGATTGAACAAAGGATTTACGTTCATCGTTAAACCAGATGACATCCAGCGGCTTTGCATCAGCGAGGCGTCGTGCGCAATGCAGGTAGTTACCGTCCAGACCTGTCAGCAGGTGGCGCAAGCGGTCGGCGTAAGGCCCGTATTTGTATGGCTTAAATCTTAAATCCAACGAGGGCAAGCCTGCCCGCTCAATGTTGCGCTCAAGAAACCACGCCAGTTTCTGGATTTCCAGCAAGCTACATTCCATGCCCAGCACCCAGTAACGACGCACTAATTCGGCTATCAGTGCACGAGCGGGGGTTAGCTCCTCAATACCTGTTCGCTTGGAGACGTTCTGGTACTTTTGGGTAGGCTCATAGATAATGATTTGTGTATCCAGCCCTGCCAGTACCTGCTCCATTTGCTTGCGTACTTTAAACCAGTTCAACCTCCCGTTGCCTGCCCCCAAGGGCGGAATGGCAATGGACTTAACGCGCTTCTCCAGCAGGAACAAACGCAAGTCTTGCAATCCTTCAGTAATCCATTCCATTTTGGAAGGGTTGCGCCAGTGCTGCTTGGTCGGGAAGTTGACAATCCAACGCGGCGCGTCCATCTCGTTCACGTCTGTAACAAACATCTTGCCGACACACACTTGCCCCGCCTTACAGGCGGCGATATAGCGCCGGTGATTGTCGGTAAAACGCTCTTTGAACATCAGCGCTATGCCCTTGCCCATTACGCCAACAGTATTGACCGTATTGACCAGAGCTTCAGTGTCTGCTTCCAGCAGATTGCCTTGTGTGAATGTAATCATTCAAAATACCACTTTGGGCGCACATGGGCACGGAGTTCGAGACCGTTAAGTTGTTGCGCAATGTCCTGTTGTACTTCATCCGTATAGCACACGATGCCGAGCAGTTCATCGGCTGGCAAGTATCGGTGAATCAGTGCTTCAGCCTGATAGCGCTCGAACTTGGCAGGGTCTTCCCTGTCTCTTTGAAAGTCCCGCCTTTGTAACAGCGGCCAGTCAATTTTATCCAAATCCTGCAAATTAAAATAGAAATTCGCCAGCTTGGAGCAGGCGTGGCTGTCGGTAAACAGAAAAGTTCGTCCGCTCTTTTGTATCCGAGGCAAACTGGATACCAGTATCACAATATCTTGGTTGGCTCGCCTTGCAATACCGCCCCATCCGGTACGGATATTGTGCAGCATCGGCGAAAACGGCGTGAAGTAGAACGGGACATAGTCATTCAAAACACCGTGCGGCGGCAGTGGCACAGTGCAACGTGAGCGCTTGTCAATCAATTCAGGGTTGCCGATACCCACCCAGTCTGGCGACTGTACTTCGCTGTTGCTGCAATGCAGACCGTTGTCCAGTATCCACGGCAAGTTGTCACGGTGAACAATGCGCCAAATCAACGCCTTTTCAGGGTTGAGATTTGGATAATGGTTGCTCATTAACAGAACCCGTTTTGCACTGATTTAAAACAAGCCTATCACGCCCCGCCTGCCGGTTCGGGGACATTTTATCAGGCCGGTAACAAAAAACCTTGCGCCCTTCGCTTCGGGGACAAACCCTTGTCCGTATTCCACCACGGATACGGAGTAAACCCATGCCATCCGATAAAACGATTTTTCGCTATCTGCCCAAAGAAGGCGACAGCCAAACCCATGTCGCCACATTGAGCGGCCATGCCGCGCAGGTCTACGAGGTTGACCCGGTTGACGGTAAAAAAGGCACGCTGCTGCACCCGCGTTTTCACCAAGCGGCGGTGGCTGCCGATTGCCGCGCGTTTATGGCTCAAGCCGAAGCCGAACCGCTGAAACCGGCTCGCAGTCCCAAGCCGATAAGCAAGCCGCCGGTCGCGCCAAGCGAAGACAAGGCCGATAGCTGATGGATTTGCAGACGTTGCGCGGCACGTTGCGCTATGAGTACTTGGACGATGGGGCTATCCCTCATCTGTGGCAGAACGTGCAGCTTGACCGTTTTATTAACGAAGCCTGTAGCGAGGCGGCGCTGCGCAGCCATTGCCTCCATGACCGTTTCACCGCACCGGTCACTAAAGGCGTAGCGCTCTATACCTTGCCGCCCTCGGCGCTTTCGATATTGAACGCGCATGTCGATGACCGCCCGCGCTTGTCCAGAGTGGCGCTGGCCGATTTGGAGGGCGTGCCCGCTTGGCACAGCCGCAGCGGTCATCCGTGCGCCTATGTGTTCGAGAGTATTCACCACGGCGGCGAGGGGACATTGACGCTGTACCCAAAACCGGTGGAGGACGGCACGCTGCATATCCGTTACGCCCGCCTGCCCGCGCCGCTTTTGGATGATGCCGACGAGCCGGAAATCCCCGCCGCGTTGCATCCGCACCTTTTGAGCTACGCGGCGCACCGCGCCTTTGCCTTGCGCGACAGTGACGCGGGCGATAAGGAACTGTCCCTTCGTCATCTGGCCGCTTTTGAACAACACTTTGGGCAAACCCTGACCACGCCAACCCGCGCCGCCCGCCATGAAGGCAAGCGGCACGTGGTGCGCATGAACCCGGATTGGAGGTAACGCATGGCAAACGGTCTGTACCGCAAGGCCGCGCAGGATGTGCTCGAAGGCAAGGTCAATCTGCTGACTGATACGGTCAAGGTGCAGCTTATCGGCTGGGGCTATCCGGTGGATTTTGAGCAGCATCAGTGGCTGGCCGATATTGCCGCTGAGTTTCGCCAAGTCCCCGCCGTGACGCTAACCGGCAAAAGCTGCACTCACGGGATATTCGATGCCGATGATGTGCTGTTTGCAGGTGTGCACGATACCCAGTTGCCGCTATCGGCAGCGGCCTGTGTGGTGCTTTATCTCGATAACGGCACGAACGACCCTGCCAGCACGCCGCTTTTGGCTTATCTCGATACGCTGGACGGCGCATGGCCTGCGGTGATTGTCGGCACAAGGGATATAAGCGTGGGGTGGGCGAATTCGCTTAACCGGATTTTTAGGATTTAGGGGGTAAGGGATGAATAGTTTGTTGGTTATACCTTATGACTACCGGATGAGCGTTTCCACGAGCATCGAGCGAGCCGCTGAGCAAGGCGTATACCTGTTGGAATTACGGCAAGGATTGCCCCCGCTATCACGCCCCATCTCGCTCAGCCGTAAAGGTTCGCCTTCCCATGAACTTATACGTGTCAGGCTTTGGTCTGCTTCACATAGCGGGCGGTATCTCGCGGCAAGCCTGAGCGACTTACACCCTGTGCCCATCGGTGCGCAACAAGTTGTGCTGCGCTATGACTTGAGGGAAGGGCTGTTTCCCAGCACCGACCCGCTGGCCTACGAAGTCCCTGAAGAGGCACCAAGATATGAAACGACAAATAAAACCAATCTCTACATTTAACCGTAAATAGCTGTTTATATTAAGGTTATCTACTTAACCTTTCCGACAAGAACCGCCATTTTCTACCTATTGCATGCTATCGTTTACGCCTGATTTACGCCAAAGGATGGGTATAGGGTGGCAACGTACAGAAAGCGCAGTGGTGGTTGGCGGGCTGAGGTGTGTAAAAAAGGTGTGCGTGATTCGCAGACCTTCCCCACAAAAGC